GGATGACACCACCCCTGAAGAGATCTTCGGCGACTGGAGACTAGACAACCATTCTAGCTGCGCAGCTTAACCCCTAACCACCCCGGAGCCACCCCAACCCCTCCCCCCGGAGGGGTTTTTTATTGTGCCAGCCCCCAGCAGCTCACCTCGTAGACTGGCTCTGGCTCCCAGTCTGGCTCTGGCGGTGGCCTGCTATCAGGTAGCTCCCAGCAGTCGGTTAAGCCAGCCGCTAGCGGTGCATCCAGGCTGAGGCAGTCTGGCCGCAGCAACGCATTGAGCGCCTGCGGGATCTGGTCTATCGGGATCCGGGTAGCGCTGGCCATGGCGGCATGGCTGGCCCGCTCGTCATAGAGCTGGCGTAGCAGGGTGAACCGGTCCGACCAGCTACGCGGTATCTTCAGCGTCACAGCCCGGTCCCGGCGATGGTGCAATATCTCACCCCGGATGTAGGGCACGGCGTAGCTACTGAAGGCGGTGCCCTTAGCTGGGTTGTAGCGGTCCACAGCCTTGATCAGGCCGATCACTCCCACCTGCACCAGATCCTCGAATACTTCCACGCCGTCCTGGGCATAGCGGCCAGCTATCTTCTCCACCAGCCCCAGGTTGATCAGGATCAGGGTGTCGCGGGTACGCTTATAGTCGGCGGCTTTTAGTTGGGTTCTAAGCCGCGCAAATAACTCTTGTGTTTGGATCCGTATTTCCCGGCTCATGCCACCCCCACCAGCCGATATAGTCAGTGTTCCCCTATACTATACTGGGTAAACTGTCAAGCTGGATCCAGTATGGCTATGCTAGCATGGTGAAATCCAACTAGAAGCCTAAAGATGGATTACACCCTGCACCATGGCGATTGCCTTGAGGTAATGGCCACCATGGCGGATAACAGCGTTGATGCTGTGGTGACGGACCCGCCATACGGATTAAGCTTTATGGGTAAGCGGTGGGACTACGACGTGCCCAGCGTGGAGGTGTGGGCCGAGTGCCTGCGGGTGCTGAAGCCTGGCGGGCATCTGCTGGCCTTTGCTGGCACCAGAACTCAACACCGAATGGCGGTGAGGATTGAGGATGCAGGCTTCGAGATCAGGGACATGATCGCTTGGGTCTACGGGTCGGGGTTCCCGAAGTCGCTGGACGTAAGCAAGGCGATTGACAAGGCGGCGGGTGCGGAGCGGGAGGTGGTGGGCATTGCTGGCCGCAGTGGATCAGCGCGTGCGTGCATGGCGGGCGACTTTGCTGGAGGCGAATATCACGCAACCGCCCCCGCCACCTCCGAAGCGCAGCAATGGCAGGGCTGGGGCACTGCGCTTAAGCCAGCCTGGGAGCCCGTGATCGTCGCCCGCAAGCCGCTGACCGGCACCGTGGCCGCCAATGTACTGAAGTATGGCACTGGGGCGATCAACATTGATGGGTGCCGGGTGGATGGCACCCCGCGAACAACGCACGCAGACGGCAATCGACAGGGCACGCACCCGGCACCGATGGATTGGGGAAACCGCACCGAACACGCCGCCCCCGGCGCTTCCGGCCGCTGGCCAGCCAACCTGATCCACGACGGCAGCGACGAGGTGGTGGCGGGGTTTCCGCAGACGACGAGCGGAGACCTGACGCCATACCTCAATCAATCCCGCAATGGCCACGCAGGCGTAAACAGCGAATGGAAAACAGTCACCCGCACGGGCGACTCCGGCTCCGCCGCCCGGTTCTTCTACTGCGCTAAGGCCAGTAAGGCGGATCGCGGCGAGGGCAACACCCATCCCACCGTGAAGCCCACCGGCCTGATGCGCTACCTATGCCGCCTCGTTACCCCGCCTGGTGGTATTGTTCTAGACCCATTCATGGGCAGTGGCAGCACCGGCAAAGCTGCAATCCTCGAAGGCTTCCAGTTCATTGGCATTGAGCGGGATGCGGAGTACTTAGCCATTGCCGAAGCCAGGACCAGCCATGCCAGCGGCTTAAGCCAGCCACCCCAACGACCCACCCGCCAGCCAGCCCCAGCCAGCCCAGGCCAGCTAGCTTTGTTCTAGTGGGCACCCTGAAGCCATGGATACTATCACCGTCACCTCCCAGCCCTCCCAGACTGCTAGCCTTGCCCTGCAGCAGGCCAGTAGCGACGACCACCTGATCGAGATGTGGATCAGTCGTTCCCGAAGTGCTGGCACCCAGAAAGCCTACCGTCGAGCGATCACCCGGCTACGGGCTTGGCTGACCTACCACGACTGCCACCAGCTAGCCATGGTCACAGCGGCCATGCTGATCGACTATGAGGCCACGTTCCCGAAGCGCTGGAGCGATGCTACCTGCAACCTGCACAAGGCGGCTATCAAGTCGCTGTGGAAGTTTGGCAGCTCCATTCGTTACCTGCACTTTAATGTCCCCCATGCTGTCTACCGGCTAGGCAAGCCCAGGCCAGTCATGGCGGAACGGATCCTAACCGAAGGCGAAATGAGGCGGGCCATTGCCAAGGAACCTAGCCTGGAGGCCCAGCTATTCCTGCGCTTCCTATTTGCTACTGGCGTTCGGGCCAGCGAGGCGCTAGCGGTGCGGTGGTGTGACTTGCATCTACGCGGCCAGCGGGTGTTCCTGGCTATCCACCACGGCAAGGGCGACAAGGCCCGCGAGATCGGCTGCTCCAAGGCTGTCTACGATGCGCTGGTTCAGGCTCGGCCAGAGGATGCGCTGGACCGGGACGAAATATTCCCGGTGCCCTACCTGATCGCCTGGCAGTGGGTGAAAGTCGCCATGGCCAGGATCGGCAAGCCCCAGGCTAGCCCCCACTGGCTGCGCCATGCCCATGCTGTCACCGCAGCCGCCCATGGATCCGACTGGTGGAGCATTGCACAGCAATTAGGCCACGCGAAGCCCAGCTTCACAATGGATCGCTACGCGCATTTTAATGGGGTGTTCAGCTCGGACTATGTGGATATTTGAGCACCTAAGTAGAGAGAAACCCCCACCGGAGTGGGGAGGTGGTTGCGAGATGGGTGGGTAGGTGCTTCAGTAGCCTGGTGGCAGCCGAGAAACCCCCACCGGAGTGGGGAGGTGTTTGCGAGCCTATCTATCTGCAATCAGCGCGCGTAGTGGAGAAACCCCCACCGGGGTGGGGAGGTGTTTTCAGCCCCCGAGAAACCCCCACCAAAGTGGGGAGGTGGTTGCGAGTACCTAAGGCAGTTTGCCGGTAAAGGCCTCGAAAAACCCCCACCGGAGTGGGGTGTGCTTGCGAGTGACAGGAAAATCAATCTAGCGTTATCCCCTACCATGGAAAAACCCCCACCGGAGTGGGTCCACCGTCACCTACCACCAAATTGTCAAGGTTCCTGCCACCACTATAGCACACAACCAGCCAAATGGTGCAAGCCAAAGCAAAACCCCCGGCAAGGGCCAGGGGTGGCAGGCAGGCTAGGGGCTAGATCCCCAGGCCAGAATCCAGCCAGGCGTCTCTACACTGCTCCCAGCCAAGCCCATCCAGCAGGGCGAGGATACGGGCGGTGGTGAAGTGCTGGTAGTTAACCTCGTCGGGAGCCAGCAGATTGGCCTCAGAAGCAGCCCGCCAGAGGGCGTCTAGGGCCATCTGGACAAGGCCCATGCGGGTGGCGTCGATGTAAATGTCTCGCTGATCTCTTTGGTAGGGGTTGTCTCGTTTCATGGCGTGATCCTCTCGGTGTAAGTGGTTGGTCCCCTCGCTGCGCTGTGGGGTGGCAGCGGTAGCCTAGGCTAGTCCTGAGTAGTCAGATAGGGAGTGCCTACTCCCACTCTGGGATCATGCTCGTGCTCAGCCTCGTATGCGGCTACATCGTCTGAGGACATGGTGTTTAGTTCCTTCCCGTCCACCCAGTAACCACCGTTACTGTCGAAGATCAAGACGGTCTGATCTAGTTGGTCCTGAGTCATTTGAGAGGTTATGTCTCGAAGTTGTCGCCAAGTTATCATTTGTTTAGACTCCGTGGGTAAGTGGTTGGTCCCCTCGCTACGCTGTGGGGTAGCGGCAGTGGTCTAGGCCGCTAGGCTGGCCAGTAGCTCAGTCTTTTTCATCCGAGCAGCACCCTTGATGCCGCTGTCGCGGGCAAGGATGCGCAATTCCCGAATACCCAGTGCGGCCAGCGGGGTGGCCTCGGGCTGAGGTTGGGGCTCTGGGCTAGCTACCGGTGCCGGGGCTGGCTCTGGGGCCTCCTGGACGGGCTCAGGGGCTTGGCAGCTATCTACCCAGGCATCAACCCTGGGCTGCAGCCATAGCCGGGTTAGCTTGCCAGCCAGGTAGGCTAGCATGGCCAGGCAGGCAATCATCTGGCCAGCCCAGCGGTAACGAGCCAGGGCGGCCGGGGAGAAGAAAGCCTCTCGGTAAAGGCCCCAGGCCCAGGCGGTGGCTTGGCAGGCCCGGTCAGAGGCTCCGTACCAGCACTCCCAGGCAGCGGCGACAAAAGAACCATTGTGGCGGGTGGCGGTGATAGTGGCGGTGTTCATGGCGTGATCCTTGTGTAGTGTGGATGGCCGCTGTAGCGGTGCGGCATGTCACCAATATAGCCGGGGTATATCGGGCCTGTCAATATTCTAGGGGTATATTAGTGGCACAACTTCTGGCACACTCCCACCA